CGGGAACTGCTGGAAACAGCTCAACTGCTCGTCAGCTAACCTCTGCTCAGAATCAAATTGATGCTTCTACTACCAGCACTGCTGGAAGTAATCGTGCATTCACTGAGACTCTACTTCTTGGTGTTTTGCAGAGCGTTTACGAGGCTGGCGGCGATCCCAACCAGATACAAGTTACCCCATCTCACTCCGTAGTGGTTGCAAATTTTGCGGCGGCATCAGGTCGAGAGCGTGACTTCAGCACTGGCACTAAGATTGTCAATTCTGTGGATTTATATGTAAGTCCATTCGGACAGTGCAGCGTGGTACCGAACAGGTTCCTTCAGGCAAATTCTTGCTTAGTTTTGGATACTGAATATTGGTCTCGTGCGGTTTTGCGTCCAGTGCAGACTATCAACCTTGCCAAGCAAGGCGATTCAGAGAAAAAGCAAATGCTTACTGAATTGACTTTGGTTTGTGAGAACGACAAAGCATCTGGCGTTATCTCAGCCTTGACTGCTTAATGTTAGAACTGGGCAGCCCTTCTGGGCTGTCCTTTTATTTATTTTTGAGGGTCTCCATGTCTAGCGAATTAAAAGCAAATGTTCACCACGACGCCAACGAAGACAAAATTCATATTTCACACTCTCAGGATGTCAGTGCGATCTTAGAAGCCAATAAGCGTGCTAGAGATCAAGCCGAAGGACAGAAGATGGGGGATATGGTTCGTGTCGCAACAATACCGGATGTAGTCGCTATTGAGTGGATAAAAGAAGGCATTAATGTAATGGCGCCAAACCGAGAAGACCTTAGAAGGATGAAGAAAAAACTTAATTCCCCAGAGTGGGCTTACCTTAGAACAGGTGGTGGCAGACTATGAGCCTAGCTAACTATGATGGCCTCAAAGCCTCAGTGGCGAATTGGCTTAATAGAACCGACCTTTCAACTGAAATACCAGATTTTATTGAACTTGCAGAGAATCGCATATTTCATGATGTACGCGTTCCAACCAATGAAAAGACGGTGTTACTAACACTAAGCTCAGATGGATACGCGACTATTCCGAGTGATTTTTTAGAAGTTAAAGATGTGTTTTTTAATTATAACCCATTGCAGAGAGTGTCTCTCACTGATCTATACGCCTATGTTGACACGTCGGGAACGCCAACGTGTTTTGCGCGTGAGACTTACAGGCTTAAATTTTACCCAACACCATCAATAGACGCCTCTGATGAGGTTCGGATGATATATTACTACGATGTTGGAAGACTAAGTTCATCTGCTGAGTCTAATGTAATGTTGAGCACTGCTCCAGAACTCTATCTGTACGGCACACTTGTTGAGGCTAGTAACTTTTTAGGGTCTGACGGATCACGCTGGGAGGCTGGCTATCAGCAAGCCTTTGCGCGGTTAATTAAGCACTCAAGGGACTCCGAATTTGCGGGATCAACACCACAAGTAAATAGCGGGTATTGATATGGCTGGATTTTATGGTCAGAACCCATCAAGCACAGTTGTAGGAACAACCGACGCAACAGAGTCTACAATATCACAAAATGCGATTAATGAGACAGATACATCCAGTGGGTTTTATCAAGGATCGCCTAGTCAAACGACGACTAACGCATATACGGCTGATGCTTTATCATCAGCAAATGCCGCTGCAATATCTGCTGCTGCTGCCGCTGCATCTGCATCCAACTCCGCATCGACAGTTTTAACGGGTGCTGGAAGCACAACGGTGACCGGTACACATCCAAATTTCACCATTACCACACCTACCAACGTGTCTGCTTTTAACAACGACGAGAACTATCTAGACCCAAACAGAACGGTAGACGCCGGCACCTTTTAAAATTTACCGAGGCTTAAAATGGCACAAACAATCAAAATCAAAAGAAGTTCGACTACCGTAGCACCCTCAAGCTTGGCCTCCGGTGAGTTAGCTTATAGTACAGCTAGTGGAGCGCAAAAACTCTACTACGGTGATGGTACAGACGTTCTGGCGATTGGCGGTAAGTCTTATACCGACAAGTTGGATAATATTGAAGCAGGTGCAAATGTAACAGATACGGCTAATGTTACAGCGGCAGGTGCGCTAATGGACAGCGAGGTGACCAACCTTGCTCAAG